AGCTTCCACAACTGCTGCGGCTTCCTTCTGGAAGATTAACCCACATGACTTAGCGAAGTCAGTAGAGTTACCGTAGTTGTTGTTCAAACCTGTAACTGAAGCTCTTCCATCTGCGAGTGCATCGCCGATGTTGTCGCCTAAGTTAGATGGTGATACTTCACCAGTTGTTCCGCCATAAGCTACACCGTGCTTAGCTAGGAACGGAATGTTCATTGACTTGTAGATCTTGATGCCTGCAATTTCAATGATGCCGTTACCAGACTGCAAGGCTGAACCTTGTGAGTCACGGTTGATTAAACCATTAGTACCAACATTCTGGATTAGAGAATAGTACTGGCGTGGGTTTAATACTGCACAACGACCCTGAGAGGAAACTCCCTTTTCGTCGAGTGCTGCTGCTGCATCATAGAAAGCATCCACGAGACCTGCTGCTGCGTATGCATCAGAATCATTAGTTGTTGATCCAACTCTGATCTGTGTTCCGCCGGGTTCCTTGAAGTTAGTCTTTGATACAGGTGAAGCTTGTCTAGCTCCTTTTGTGATCGCTCTGAAAATTAAGCGGTCATACTTTTCTGCTAAAGCGTAGCCGATCTTCTTAGAGATCTCTCCTCTTAATTCGAAGTGCGCCAATGTCTCGTCTAATTCATAAACGAAAGCACTGGAGATGAGGAGGTCGTCGCAGGTTATAGTTTTTTCTGCAACTGGAGGAGCGCCGTCGCTATTACCAAGTATTGAATTTCCGGGGGTGTGGAATTCCGCAGTTGTTCTACCTGTGTAGATGAACTGTAAAGATTTTCCATTCTTCAATGTTCTCTTCATTACCATGTCACGAGCTATTGACTCATGCTGGAAACCTTTGAACATTTCTCCAGAAAACAATTTCAGGTAAAGGGCGCGAGCATCTCCTGTTGAATTTAACTGACCCTGCCTTGTTAAGGAGGTAGTTAAATCGGATGACTGATGTGCCATTTGTCTTTACTTAAAAATGTAAGGGGTATGTATTAACCTATGCGCGCAAATTAAAATCGATATAAATGTGGTCTATCCCACCGTCTAGACGGCTAACAGGTATCCCCTCGGGGGCTGAAAGCCAAATGAAGAAGAGGTCCGACTCTGAGGTGCCTCTTCTCCGTAGTCTTATTCAGACTCTTTTTTCTTTTCTGTTTTCTTAGCCTTCACTGGAACATCTTTCCTACCGGTGGTAGGTCTGTTCCAACTTCTTACTGAACCAATAGTCATAATCTTTATAATGTTGAGAGAGCTTCTTCTAGAGAGATGTCCTCATCGAACTTCTCTTCTTTCTCATGCTCTTCAGGTTTGTTGTGATGAGCTTCGACATCAAAGGATGTTACTGAAGCTCTCATCTTATCTGATTGATGTGACATTAGAAATTGAACTTTGCTCCTAGCTTTGTTCCGTATGTGTTGTCAGCTTCTTCCACTTGTGCGAAAGATACTTCACCATAGAGACCAAGTTTATCTGTAGCTGAGACAGAACCACCAAGCTTGCCAGAGAAATTAGACTCTGCATCAACGCCATCAGCAGCATTAATTGTCTTACCACCTTGTACGTAGTAAGCAAGATCGCCGATATTGTTTTCATAACCTACGTGTAGGTCGGTTGCCCTTGATTGGTAGTCTGAACCTACGTAACTAGAATTGCTTTCTACGTTGACGTATGGACCAGCCATTGCAGGTGTAGAAGCAACAGAGGCTGCTAGGACAAGTGCAAGTTTTTTCATTTAATTTTTGTAAGATTTGTAGTAAGTGATGCCACGATATTTAAGCTTTTCAGATCTCTCTAAAACTTTCTGCTCATTAACACGAGCTTGCAATTCTATAGAAGTCATAATAAAAACCTCAATACCTGACCCCCGTTCCATGGTCAGGTGACCTGCGTCCCAAAGGATGAACGGACGTGGCTTTAAGCGATTGGTGCGATCTCTGTTGCCGCGAGATCAAGCGGGAAGTTATGAGCGTTTCTTTCATGCATTACTTCCATGCCGAGGTCTGCTCTGTTTAGTACGTCTGCCCATGTTGGGATGACTGTACCCTTAGCATCGACTACGGACTGATTGAAGTTAAATCCATTGAGGTTAAATGCCATCGTAGAAATTCCCATGGAGGTAAGCCAGATGCAAACGACTGGCCAAGCAGCAAGGAAAAAATGAAGAGATCTACTATTATTGAAACTAGCATATTGGAAAATTAGTCTTCCGAAGTAGCCATGAGCTGCAACGATGTTGTATGTTTCTTCTTCCTGTCCAAACTTGTAACCGTAGTTCTGAGATTCTAAGCCAGTCGTCTCGCGGATAAGCGAAGAAGTAACGAGACTTCCGTGCATAGCTGCGAATAAAGCTCCACCGAACACCCCAGCAACCCCAAGCATGTGGAATGGATGCATAAGAATATTATGTTCTGCTTGAAAAACGAACATAAAATTGAAAGTACCGCTAATACCAAGAGGCATACCATCAGAGAAACTCCCCTGACCGAATGGGTACACAAGGAAGACTGCAAAGGATGCAGCAACTGGTGCTGAGTAGGCTATACATATCCATGGTCGCATTCCTAATCTGTAACTAAGTTCCCATTGGCGTCCCAAGTAAGATGAGATACCGATGAGAAAGTGGAAGACGACGAGTTGGTAGGGTCCACCGTTGTAAAGCCATTCATCGAGATTGGCTGCTTCCCAGATGGGATAGAAGTGGAGTCCGATTGCGTTGGACGATGGGACGACTGCCCCGGATATGATGTTGTTTCCATAGAGGAGAGAGCCAGCTACAGGCTCACGAATACCGTCTATGTCAACTGGAGGTGCGGCGACGAATGCGATTAAGAATACGGTCGCTGCGGTTAAGAGTGCAGGGATCATTAAGACACCGAACCAACCGACATATATACGGTTGTTGGTGCTGGTAACCCAGTCACAGAAGCTATCCCAGTTTTCAGTAGGTCTAGTTAGTGTGGCTGTTGCCATTAATTTAAGAAATAAATTTGTTTAATTGTGGATGGTTTTGTCGGACTACTTCGACCGCCAGTTGTACTGGGAGTAGCCCGAGTGCCTTGTCAGTATCAATGATGCCATCCTTGGCACAATAATCTGACACCCCGGTAGGGGGTTCAAGGTTCAGTTGGTGAGGTTGACGTTTAGGTACTGCTACCTTCACGTTGTAGTCAGCCCAAGCTAAACTTTTTATGTTTGGAATTTTGAAATGAGTACATACCTTATCCATAGTTCCACGTACGTCTCTAAAGAAATCATTTGATTCAATCCAAATAACATCTTCAGATTGCAAGCCGTATGTCAGAGCTGCTATCCAATTGTCTATCCATTCTTTATGGAGTCCATCGAAGTTGAATAGACCATGAAGCATCCCTGAACATACATGGTTAGGTAATGATCTGTATAAAAATACTTTCTTACCTTTTAGATGAGGAGCTAATCGAAGTTGAAATTGATCAACCTCGATAAAGCTACCCGGCTTAGCTATAGTGAGATCTGGTGGTTCGCACCAAGTCGCTATTGTCTTACAAAGAAGAGCGCAGAATAAAGTAGATCCCGAGTTAATGGTCGAGAGTAAGTACCTGCTCTTCTTCTGCGTCATGTTGGTGAAGTTCAGTCTCAGGATGTGCTAGCACTGCTAGAGTTCCCCCGAACAATAAGGTTATAAGTAATAATTTCATGTTAGTTTTGTAAGGTCTAAGGTTAATTCCTGCTGTGATAATGGTGCTTCGTATCCATCATCGTCTTCTATATCTTCTTCCAATTCATTTACTTGAGGTTCTATTTGAGGAGGTGCTGGAAGGAATGGGTTAAGGCATTTAGATATCCAACCGGTAGCTAAGTACTTCACAGTGCTACCTAATGGTGGTCGTCCTCTGTGGACATAAGTCCAAGTAGAGGGGAACAACATCATTCTTCCTGCTTTAGGTTTAACCCTGATGCCATTCATAAACTCAGTCTCCCCACCCTCTTCGACATCATTTAGATAGAAGATATAAGTGAGTTGTCTGTCTTTATTCTCATGCCATATCTGCATATTATCTGCGTGCCAGTCGTACCTGTCATGTGGTCGTGTCCTTTGTATCTGGAATCCAGAATCTGTTATAGAATCCTTGACCTCATATGGGAGACAAGCAAAGATAGAATCTTCTGGCTTCCATAAATGGTTGTCAGCAAATGTCTTTAGTTGATGAGCTTGGTGTATGTCAGCCAAGTACTCGGTAGCTGCCCATCGTAGGGTTGTAGCTAGAAAACTATCGACGTCATCCCATTCTTCTGGGAATTGAGAGATGAGTAGATCATCAGATCTTTTAACGTCACCTCTGTATTTAGCATCTTCACCAATGACTCCTTGCTCTACTCTCGGATCTTTTTCAAATCGATCAATAGCCTCTGCACATAAATCTGGTGGAAGTAGATTATCCCTCACCCAGATAAAAGGATCTGGTGAGTTGAACATTAGAATACTCCGGGTATTATCTGTCCTGTAGTTGCGTAAGCTCCGAGCGCTGCCCAGATGCCAAGCATTGCTGCGATGCCGTTAACTCTTTCAGCTATTTCGAATTGATTGTCGTTGTTCATAACTTGGATTGGTGGTTCTTTTGCGAAAATGTTTTGTTTGCCGTACTCGGTGGTGATCACTTTTTGGATTTGCCTCCTTTGCCCATATGTTTTTTGTAGGAAGCTTCTCTTCCTTTCCATGCGTCGCCAAATTCCTTGAACATTTTGCCCATGTCCTTGGCTTGCTTGATTACTTTTTTTACCATTAGAAATTAAGGTCTGATTGATCTAGTCTTGCAGTGACGTCTTCTCTATAAGCTGGATCTGTTTCATAACGAGGGTCGCTTATAGCACGTACTAATTCAGCTTGACTTCTGAATGCGTTACCTGATGTCGATGGCTTCTTGCCTTGCAACATCCTTCCTTCGTAGCCATTGGCTTCGTTGTACTTGGATTGCAATGCAGTCAGACCCATCTTGATAGCAGCTACGTTGCCACTATCTATAAGGTTGTCGAAGGCATTGATCTCTGACTCAGGTAAATTGTCAGCAGCCCATGAGGTTATCTGATCATACGAGGACTCTCCACCAGCAGCATTCTTGATCTCATTGACACTTGAATCGCTTAACTCAACTGGCGCTGCCTGCTGAGCTTGTGGGTTGTTCTTCTGTATCTCTAAGTAAGCGTTGACTAACTCTTGGCTACTCATGCCTGAGAACTTTTCAATAGTCTCTGGACTAAGTGCACCATCGTTGTCGTAGTACTCCTTTGAAGCTTCGTTGATCAGACTGACCGCAGGAGCTTCATTAGGTACCTCTTCATCGCTTCCTTCTCCTTCTCCTTCTTGGTCTTCTCCTTCTTCGTCATTGTTACCTAGTTTCTTTTGTAGTTCTAGGTAAGCCGACTCAAGATCTTCAGCGTTCTTATACTTACCTGCTAGTAGTTGATCGTGTTGTGCTTCTAGCTCTTCACCCACCTGAAGAGAGTCCTGTTCCTCTTCGGTCAGGACTTCTGTTTCAGGGGTATTGTCATACGATAATGTTTCTGCCATTTACTCCGTAGGTGGTTGAGGTTGTGGGGGTGCCTCCCCTGTCATGCCTTGTAGGTTCTCACTGTCAGCCATCTTTGAATTAGCGAACTGTCCAGCCTGTTCCAATAAGGTCTGTTGCTGTTGATTCTCCATCTGTTCTTCCTTCTCACCTTCCATCTGCTCTGGAGTCTTGATCAAGTTCAATACATCTATACCCTGTGCAGCAGCTAAACGTTTGATAGCTTCTTCTGGGTTTAGGTATCTCATCAATGCCTCTGGACCTAATGTCTGAGCAATGGTAGTGATGAACATATTCAAGCTCTCTCTATCCTGACCTCTACCTAATGCATTGACACCCGCAACAATCTTTGGGCGTACTATTTCTTTAGGTAGCTTAGGAATTTCATTTGATCTTTGTAAGACCAATAAAGTTCTAGCTAAATATGGTATGAGGAAGGAGACAGTTAGTAAGGAGAATATTCCTCCGAGTTGTTGTTCAAGTTCTAACTGTGTAAGTCGAACCTCCTCGGCTGTAACTCTCTCTGCATTCCTAACGTTCATCACAAGGAAAGCTTCGAGTAATCTCTTCTCAATAGACTGAGACATCTGTGCAGCCGTAGAAAAGTCTGCTGTCTTACCGACCTGCACAACTTGTACGTCTTCTGCACGCCCCTGAACTATTGCACCATTAGCTGCCTTAGCTATGGTTGATGGCTTAGTTGTTGAGCTAGGTGACACAAGGAAGATGACCTTACTTGCAGCAGCCGCGCCCTCAACGAGAGCCTGTGATAATCCTTCTAATGATTTGAGGTCGCCGAGGAATTCTTCTACTCGACCACGACCATACTGCTCACCGTCTACCTCGTTAAAGGTTAGGACGAGCCATGGGCTTGCGTTCTTAGGCGCTGAGCTTCTTGTCTCTGGGATTATCTGATCGAGTACCTCTTGGTGCCATACCCATCTGCCGTTATCTAGTTTCACGTACGTGTAAACTTCGACATCATCGGATGCTCCACCTTGGGACTCATCAATTGCGGTGTTCGGGGTAGGGACTGGAAGGTCAAAACCGAGAACATCCTTATTTATCAATTCCTTTGTAACTATTTCTAGGACGTTACCATTTCCGTCACGGTTGACGACATACCTAGTAAGCGGGTAGTTCTTTATCCCATCTTTACCCATGAATAGCAGAGCATTACCACCAACAATTAAATGTTTTAGTGCTTGGTGGATAACTACTCGGTCATTCGATGCAGCGATATAGTCCATGACCATGCGCTCCATCTTGGAGAAAGAAAGATCTAATTCACTCTTCGCTTCTGCTGGTATATCTTCACCTAGCTTATCGTCTCTTACCTGTAGCTTAAAGAAGCTAGTCTGGGGAGGAAGGATGCTAAGCATTAGCTTTGCTGCTAAGGCTACACAACACTTGGCTCCCACTGACTGCCAAGGTACGGTAAGTACTTCGTGTCTAGGTCTTGAAGATGTATCGTCTTGTATTAAATAAGGTAACGTGAGCTTTGAACATTCAACGGCTTTGTCTAGGAATTGACGTCGATCTGTTACCAGTTGATTGTATCTCTCACGAGCTAACATAATTAGAACATCTTACGTACTTGTTGAGCACCACTATTAACGCCTCCGGCAGGTGCGCCGCCGCCTGTGTTAACACCAGTATTCTTTTTGATTCTCATTGAACCTGTGCCCTGCGAGAACTCACCTTTGGATTTGTTACCACGGTCTTTCTTAGCTCTCCTTACATTTGGATTGACATCCTTAATGATTGGATCTGGTGGCGGTGCAGTAGGTGCTGGAGGCAGTGGTGGTGGCGGAGCTGGAGGTAGAGGGGGCGGTGTGGGATTGCTTGGTCCCTTAAAAATACACATTAGATTTCTTCATCCATTATTGATCTGATGTATTCAATAACACTGGCTTGACCAGCGCGATACATGATGGTTTGTATGTCTTCTTTGGGGTGGATAGGTTTCCAACCAAAGTTATTCTCAAGCTTGTCTATCAGCTCATCCAACCTGTCGTTGTGGAGCTTAAGCGTATTGAGGGAGATTCCGGTTGTCATGTTCGAAAAACGCTGGCATTCTTCCAGCTTTGGTGGCATTTAATTGAGGTGCTTTCCCCTTATACATAAGGTTGTCGCTTGTTTCGAGCCAAAATTTTCTGCTCAAATATTGATCGCTGTTCTCATACTTAAGAGGTTGCATGATCCAGTTGATCGTCGCTTTACGTAGCTTGTCTAGCGATGGGCTAGGGTCGTGCCCCAGCTCCGCGCATACAAGTGAGTTCGTCGCGACATGAATCTGTTCGTCTCTTGAGATGTCTGCTGAAACTGTAGCCAGACCTGCGTCTCCATTGAATCTAAAGAAGGGTAAGAGCACGAAGAATATCGCTCGCTCTATCACTAACGCTTTAGTAATGGTGTGGTCTGGGTGAGCATCCCAAGCATCTCTTAATAAGAAAGCTTCTTTCTCGGCATTATCATTTACGCCATGTGCATTGACTATATAGTTAAGTGCTATGTCATGCTTTATCTCATCTGTTACGTTCGATTCGAGGAGCGTCCGTGAACGAGAAGGTACATCTTTCTCAAGAGCGTCGGTGATAAAATCCCCCACTGGTACTTCCATGTGACGAATTGCCAAAGCACGGTAGATGGTCTCTTCAGCTCCTTCTTTAAATGTTCCTCTTGTCGTCTGGACAGGATTCCATGTTCGCTTCCTCGCGAGTAACTTCTCATACGGGTTCATTGTTGACAGTCACAGGTAATTTCTTCTGGGTTACTCAATATATCTGCCAAGTATGTGTCAACGTCTTCCTGATCTAGGGCAGCATAAGCATCTGACTTATCCTGTACGTCTGACATAACCTGAAGGCTATAATAGAGAGACGTCTGTGGACTCTTGAGCCACTCGTCTATAAATGCTTCATCGTAAGTCACCATGTCGCTCCAAGAGTTGAAGCTATAGCCATGAAGCAGTCCTGTTCTTTCTAGCATGATCATTATTTGATCAGCTACTTTCTTATATGTATCCCAGCCGACTTCGGATGCGATCTCTACGTCACCATATTCATAATGTTGTACCCCGAATGTACCTGAGTCCCTGTCTACTGTTCTAGCAATAGGTGGTGCGATCTCTGGAGTTGACGTGAAGCCTTCGAGATCTGTACTTCTATATGAGCAAGATGCTGTTGGAGCTATGGCGAATGCTCTATCCATCTTGTTATGTCTTGCTATTTCAGCAGCTTGTTCAATGCCCAACATGAGTTCCCGCGCTGCTATACCACTGGTACCCTCGACCCACTCTCCTTTGTTTACAGTTTCAAGTGAGTCGCCAAATTGAGCATAAGTTATGTTGTTTTGTCTTAAGAAGTTAGCTAGTCCAAGGAATCCAAGTCCGACTTGGCGGTCCTCTTCGGCTGATTTATATTCTCCACTAGCTCCAACACCTGTTTTGCCGTGAAGCTCGCACAACGAGGACATACCTTCAGTGAAAGCTGAACGTAATCCTCCAATGTCACAAGCTCCCAAGTTAATGTGCTGAAGCAAACATGTGGATCTGCTCCCGATGAAGACTTCGAGGCAGACGTTTGAAAAGATCCTATTACCATTTTGATCGTGTTTTATTTTGGCGAGCCATATGTCCCCTCTTGCAATTCCTCTAAGTATTGCTTCCTTTGTTTCAGCGTTTGAATCAGCCCAGTCTTTCGGGGTGAGGTTAATACATCGCTTGACCCAAGGAAGTTCAGCCCGGGGAGTGAGCACGAAGTCAATAATATCGGGGTGACTAATGTCGAGAGTAATAACACACGCCCCGTTGCGGTACGTGCCGCCTCTCCTAAGAATTTCATTTAATGTTGAATAGATTTTTGCGAACGACACCGGTCCCGATGCAACAAGAGTGTCATTTCCTTTAGTGCTTTCGGTTCCCTTGGGTCGTAGTTTTGACAGGTGTACTGCGACGCCTGCTCCATTTCGTAGAGCATGTGATACAAATCTCCACGATGCTTCGATTCCATTTGGTCCCTCCATTGAATCGTCTACTACAAATACTGTGCAGGACACGGGAAGACGTGAGGTGGGGTCGTCTATCCATGATTGAACCCTGCCAGTACGGGCTATTTTGTTTGCCATTTATATCAGGTCAGTAAGGGTTGGTACTTTATAATTTGGTCCTTTTAAAACCTTGCCGTCGTCTCGCTTGATAGGTTTTCCATCCTCATCGAGCTTAGACATATTGCTTTGGTGTATTCTTTCTAATGCTCTGTCAAGATCCCAACCCATGTTCGCAGCGTATTGGTACGCTACATAAACAAGGTCACCGAGTTCCTTTAGGCATTCTTCTTTGAATGTGTCGTTGTTTCTAAAGAGCATACCCTCTGCTTCAACGAACTCTTCGTACTCTTCTTTAATTAAGAGGCGTTGGTATGATCTAGTCTTTAAGTCTTCAGAACTCTTGATCCCGTATGCTTTGCGGAACTCTTTGGCTTGTTCTAAATTCGATTTCATTCTTTAGGTAGTGGATTGCTTTTGATAGGTCTTCGATGTCGTCTTGTTTATATCCAGCCCTGCTTACATACTTGACTACGTTTCCGAGGTGGAATCCAAGTTTTTGGTCCCTAATAAAATCCCAAACATCAATGGAACCTCGTTTGTAGTAGCTTGGTCCTTGGTCGTTGGTGGTTTCGGCCATGCGTCTAGTAATTGTTTAAGTGAATTACCCAGCACCATGTTTTGATGCTGGAGTGCCATCAAGACAGTGATTAAATCTTTCTTCTCTGTCTTGGGATCGTTAATAGCTATCTCAATTGACTTCAGTCGGAACTCTTGCTCCGTCGTCAACTCTGTATTCGGGGGCGGGGGTCCATAGAATTGGCTCTCTTGTGTCATGGTTAAAGTCGTCGGTTGTAAGTATTCGTGCGAGTCGTGCATTAACTAATGCGTCTGCTTCAGTCAAGCCTTTCTCTTCGAAGGTTTCTACGACTGCTTTCCATGTGTATCCTTTCTCTTCAAAGATACTTGTAGCTCGTTTGATGCCTATGTTTGGGCACCCTGAGTAGCCGTCGGTGTTATCGCCTGCCATAGCCTGCGTTAGATGCCATCGAGCACCCTCTTCTGGTGTGATGTCTACGATTTCTTTGAAGTCATATAATTTCCCGGGGATCTGTCTCATATCTTTATCAGGTGAGACGATTATGTTTCCGGGGTGCTTGGTCGCATAAATTCCGAGGGTGTCATCCGCTTCCAAAGTATCCACAGCTACTACGCTGTATTCCTTTTTAAGCTTATTTATGACCCTTTTGAAGCCACAGGGCTTTTTTCTATTTCGGTTTCCCTTATATTCGGGTAGAATTTTTTTCCTAAAATTATTAGGGGTTGTAAAAAAGAGAATCATCTCGTCAAATGAGCCAAATTCCCTTCTGATCTTGCCTAATTCACGCGCTACGCACGAATAAGCTTCCTTGAAGGACGAAGTGACAACAATGACGTCGTTTCCGAAATCTAGTTCGGTTTCTGTCGCGGCACAGCATTTATATACTATGTAATCGCAATCTATTAGTAATTTCATAAATTAGTGGACGTCAGCCCATGTTTTTCCGATTTTTGATTCGGCTGCTATGGGACAACGGAGTGA